TCCCGGCTCCTGATCGTTGAGCGACGTTGAGACTGTTAAAATAAGTTGTGCTGGTGTTTGACTTGCCATTACGCAACCGTCTGGAAGTTATCGCTAGCCGGGCCTTCCCAGCCTGCACCCTTTTCTGCATCACCGCGCGAGAACGGACCCGGCCGCTTAACTTTCGGCGGCTTGTTAATTTTTTGATCGCCTTTGGCGTGGTGAATGAAAATCTCTACATCTTCGCGCTTAGCGCCATCCTCAACGAACGGATACACTCGGCCAGATGGCAGATGGCGCATATACTTGCCGCCCTCTTTCAGAACCATCAGCCCACCAATCTCCATACTGTTGTCGACAAGCTTAGGGCGAACACGAGACATTGGAGCGGGAATTACTGTTTTCTCTTGCATAGTCAAATCCTCTTTAAAATGGGAGGGTCGGTGTTTTGACCCTCCCTCAATACCCCAATTAACTAGCCTAGGTACGGAGTGAGAAACCTAGCTTATTTAGGGTCAACCTTAGTTTTGGCCTACCTGAAAGTTCAGATACACCGGAGTTACAGTGAAGCTAAGCCCGACTAAAATATTACCGCCGGGGACCGTTGTAAACTGTGCATCAATAATATCAGGAGTTGCAAAGTAATGTCCCAACTGCGCAGCCAGTGCGGTAATCGTAGACGTAGAAGGAGTCGCAGCCCCATTATACGGAACGAACCCGGACGTAACCGACGTAGTAGAAATACCACTAGCAAGAACTTGTGTAGTCCCGCGAACGATAAGCGAGATAACACCGCCTGCAACTGGGTTATTAATGCTATACCAGCAACCCAGAAAATACGACTGACTCGGAATAACAACCGTACTAACCTTGTCATTCGTAGCAAGCCCCGGAACAGCCGCCAACGTAACCGTATAAAAATAATTCAAGGCTACGTCATTGGTGAAATCGAGAGTGCGCGAAGCACCGAAGATCACCGGGGTTTTGTTGGCCGGACCCAACGCCGCTACATTGCTGGAGCTAAACGTTGCGGCCGGGAAAATGGCCCAGTCAGAGTTCTGCTGACGAGGACCGCCCATGTAAAGTTCATATGTCGCCATTGTTATATTCTCCTATTAACTAAAGCGAGCATACAGGGCCGCTACACCTTTCGGGTAGAGAACCTTAAAGCCATACACCGCAAGACCCTGATAGTAGCGATCCCACGAATCCTTATCCTCGATTACGCGAGTTTGGTCAATCTGCGCTGCGAACGCCGTCGCCATCTTCACCCCAGCAATGATCTGGAAACAATTCGCAGACACACCGCTGTCGAAGACCGGCAGAAGGAAGTTCGAGACATAGATATTAAACCCTGCAACCTGGGGCGGCAAACGGCCGTTAATCAACGGGGAGATGTCCATACCCGTCAAATACGCGGCACGAAGGTCGCTATTCAGCAACGTGGTATAACCCACTGCCGGTAGAACAATATAACGATTTTCGCGGGGTGCGCACTGCTCGTCCAAAACACCGTGGACAAACGTCAACACTTGGTTAACGTTAGTAGAAGTAACCGCTACTGGATTACCAGTAGTGCCCAAGTTGTAACTATGGGAAATAAAGCCAGCCGAAGTGCCAGCGTTATTTGGGTCCACGTCCATATAGATTTCAGAGAACAGAGACGTATCAATAGCCTGGGCAAGACGATAAGCGGCACGCTTCAAGAACGCTTCACGCCAACTCGGCCAGTTACAAATCTGTTTCTCATCAATCTGAGAAATTACCATACTAAAGTCTTTCGCCTTATCAACCACCAAAGTAGTCGGCTCAGAGTCGATAGTATCGTGAATGATCGTGCCACCTTTCTCGTAGTCACGAATCGTAACTTCAGGTTCGCGCCAGAAGGTTACTTGATCGCCACACTTCTCTAAATTACCACTATATTCGGTCGTGCTAATTTCGCCGTAGATAGAAGTACAATAGAAAAGTTCCAGCAAGTCCATAGAAAACATCGGACTAATTAGGTTACCCGAATACTGCGGATAGCCAGGAGCAACAGGAACTGCCATCTTTAAAATCCTCTTAAATTATTTGTTGAAGTCAACTCTGCCTTCTTGTTCAGCCAAACGAAACTCTGCATCCCATCTATCCCACTCGGCTTTCTGTTCTTTGGTCTTGATTCGACCAAACTTCATATCATCGCTCATCCGCTTGCGGTCTGACCACTTGAGGATAGGCTTCTGGTTGCCGTTAAGGTTTTGTGGGGAACCGCCGCCACCGTTAAGTGTCGGGGTACGCATTGCATCTAAAGCTGATTTACTAGGCTTAAAGTCCTTGAATATATCTAAAATTGTATCCAAATCTCTACGATCATGCGCCGATTGTAAGGCATCATAAATCGTATCGCGCGAGTACGGAAGTTTCTTACCTAAGTAATCCTTCCACTCTTGAGTTTCAATAGTAGCGTCAAAATTCTTAACACCGCGTCTGACACTATCTAAAAAAGTCTTTTCTTCGTTCTGCACTACCCCGGATTCGACACGGCCGGTAGCTGCTTTCAAATCATCTACTTCTTTACGAATATCTTTAAGGGCCGCACTCAATTCGCCCTTAGCAATTTTCTTAGCGATCTTTTGAATTACCGTTGTTGAATCTTTATACGTGGCTAATTCCTCTTCCGTCAATTCTTCTGTCGGATCAGGCTTAACCTCGGGCTTCGGCATAGCTTCACGAAGCGCCTGTAGTTCATTTTCGAGTCTGGTGCGCATGTCACGTTCGGAACGTAATTGCGGTTCCAAGCTCTCAACCGTACCCTGTAGCGAGCGAAACTTAGTTTCCCATTTCTCAGCGGTTATTCTATACTGTTCCTCAAGAGGAATGGGTTTCTCTACTACAACTGGTTCCTCTACCGAAGACGTAGCTGGCGGATCACCTCCTTCATTTGCCGGTTTCACTGCCGGAACATCTATAGGGATCATAACTCGTGCCGGTTCATCCTGCGTAACCATATGCTCAGGATTCTTAGCACGCAACTCTTCTCTTTTCTTCAACATCACTTTCGGTAGGCCAGCCATACTTATTCTCCGCGCTCTCTAATGTTAAGAGCGGTTAGTAGATCATCAATCTCAAGAAGTCTACCTTGCTCTTTCGCAAAAGCTTCAGGTAGCGTTAGTCGTAAAGTTACATAAATCTGTTGCTGCCTTTCCTTCATAATCTCTGAAAAAAGCTCAGCAAAGTTAGATCGAGCAAATTGCTCAAGCTTTCTTTTCTGATCGTCGGAAAGGTTATATTTCATCAGCCGCAAAAAGGACAGTCGTGTTTCTTAACATCATTACGTGTTTCATATAGTCCTGGGTTTTTCTTCATAATAGGCCCAGTGCTGCGTTCTTTCGTCTTATTGCCACCAAAGCCGCCACCCCAGAAACCAGAGGGCGCTTTATTGCCCGGCGATGGAGTAAAATAATCAGACCGATCCATTCTACTATTAACTGTAGACATAAGTACTCCTTAAATCTTATGACGCATTTTATTCGTTAACTTCGCGCTGGAGTGCGAGTTAGCAGGCATGCGGCCATCGGCCTTACCCATACCGGGCTTGGCATCAAATCCAGGCCACCACTTACTAGTATCGCCTTTCTCCATCGGGAACCACATGCTATCGCCACTCACCTTACTAGGGCTCGTGGTATTCTTAAAAATCGACATACTATTTACCTCTTAAAGTTAAAAACAACTACTCACGTCCCTGCACTAAAATCACTCAATCCATAACTAAAATATCCCATTCCCGTTTCAAAAATCATACACGAGAAAGCTCCTAAACCGCCGCCAGTTAAATGTACTGTATAAGTCCCTGGCATATCCAAAACTAAAGCATTGTTCGTAGAAGTTAATGTAACCACTTTCCCGTTTAGAGTAAGTGGGGCAGTAACATTTGTAATACCATCGAATCCAAACATGTTTACGGTAAGTGTCTGTCCGCCAGATAAATTAAATGCTTGTATCACAACCGCATTTTGATTTACCGTAAAACGATGCGACAATGTACCCCCGCTATTACCGTTAAACAGAACATTACTCGGCTGACTTTGATTATTCGGGCCGTTAACATTCCCAGAAAATAATGGATTAGCCGAAACAATCTGATCGCCCATTTTAGCTCTCTGTCTTCACAACAAGGTTCCAATGGTTCGCGGTGATAACAGCTGGAGCACCTGTACTGGCATTTGACACCGATGGAAGCCCCTGGAGCACAATTTTAATTTGTGTTTTATTAGAGGCCAAACCAATACTGGTACTTCCACTATAATCAACCTGGGCCGGTAGTTCCACTTCATCACCAGCCACGTAGCCCTGTTCCGCAGTAATACACCGCAAGCGTAGCCATACCTGTCGCGGGGTGGTTGCAAGCCCGTGATTAATCGCCAACGTCATTCCTGACGTAATTGTATAAGTATCCGCTGTTACTGAAAATTCAGGAACAGCCGCTAATCGAGTTGCATTTCCTACTTCGCTCATTTCATATCACCTTTATATTATGGCCCGGTAGGACCTGTTGGGCCGGTCGGCCCGGTAGGACCTGTTGGTCCGGTTGCACCTGTCGCACCAGCAGCACCAATACCGACAAACACTCCTGGGAGATTGAATACTGAGTAAGTTTTCTCATCTAAACTCAAGGAGTCCTCTTCAAGCCAAACCTGAAGAGTAGCAGTCGCACCGCCATATGTTACTCGATACTGACCGGGCACATTAAGTTCATACTGATTATTAGTTGTAGTAAGTGCTATGGTTGTGCCGTTATAGGCCAGATTTGCCCATGTGCCGACAGTTGTATTAGGCCCCGCAAGCACTTGAATATTAACCGTGTCACCGCCGCTAGCACCCGCGAGTACTAAACGAACCGCTCGGTTCGTAACCTTAAACTCGGCAGTCGTACCTAATACGTTACCACCAGCAACTTTATTAATAAGAAAACCCGAAAGAAGACTCATTTTACTTTGCCCTCCAGGGCTTGTACTTTGAAGTTAAGCTCTTGTAGAGCTGCCAATAAAACAGGAATTAATCTTTCATACCGCACAAACTTATATGAGCCATTGCCCCGATCTATATTTTCTACAAACTCGGGAAAAATCAATTCTACTTCCTGGGCGATAAGACCGTGTTGCACCTTATCGTATTCATCTTGATTCATAGGTACGCCAGCTTCCTCGATAGCTTGGCGATCCCATTTAAAAGTCACTGGGTCTAGCTGCATCACCTTATCAAGAGCTTCCCACTCTGCTTCGACCCTCATCTTAAGACGTTCGTCAGAAGCCGAGATAACCCCGCCTTGAATGATAGAACCGGCTGTTACTAATTGCGTATTGGTAGAACTGCCTAATACTATTTGGTTATCCTGAGTAGCAACAAGAGGCGTATTATTGGGTCCGTTTACAACAATAGTATTCTGAAAAGTGCCTTCAAACCCCGCGGAATCCCCAATGAAAACCCCCGGATGTATCGCACCATTACCGGCGTCAAATCCCAATGCAACGGCACTAGTACCATTCCCCGCGCCAGTATTAACCATCGCAAAACCGCCGATAATTACTGCTCTAGAAACGTTAGGTACCCCCGTTCCCGCTTCCGCACCTATAACAACATTATACGCCCCGCTGACAGATGGTTGACACTGCCCGCCAATTATTACATTACCGCTCGTAGGTGTAATAGGGCTGGGAATAGTTGCCCCATCACCTATAAAAATATTATCGGTAGCAGTATTTGCTACTTGTAATTCACCCGCATTAGTACCAATAGCTATACAGTCATCGCCTAAATGACTAGAGTTAGAAGTACCATTACCTATTGCTATAGCTCTATTACCCTGAGCCTGTGCGCCTGCTCCTATAGCTATACCGGCAGTTAAGCTAGCTAGAGAGTTTTCACCTATAGCCACAGAATTAGTACCCGTGGCAGTAGCTACATTTCCTACTGCTGTAGAAGCATTACCATTAGCTGCCGAACTTGGCCCTATAGCAGTTGACGTAGCACCACTTGCAGAAGCCAAATGACCAAAAGCGGCAGCGCCATTTTGGCTGGCTGTAGCGGCATGCCCGACTGCGAGAGAATCCGTAGCCGTCGCTGAAGCCGCGGCGCCTAATGCTTCAGCACCGGCAGCTGTTGAACTAGCTCCATTTCCTAACGCAATGCCATTCGTATTACTAGCGGTAGTTCCTTGTCCAACAGCAGTGGCGGCAGTGCCCGTAGCTACCGCAGTATCACCTACCGCAGTACCCGAAGACCCGACTGAAGAGTTAACACCTAATCTCGCAGACGTAGTACTATGGTTAGCATTAACAATATGATTTAGTACCGCCGGGTCAATTAATGTAATAACTGACGTACCAGTTTCAATATCCGAATTAGTAGCCAAACTGGCAGAAACAGTGTACTGGAACCCGCTAGACGTAACTACAATTGGCAATACACCAACTACTGTAGTACCGAACGTCGCAATAATTTGCCCTAGAGCTTGTGATAGCCCCGACAAAGAATCGACGGTCATATTAGCCGGAGCCGCAATAACCGTGAAAGTTCCTAGCGCACTTGACACCGTATGGGTGCAATAATACCGCCCAGGGAAATCAATCCGAACCTGCGTGGTATTCTGATTAAGAGTAAGCGCCTTATAGACCGGGGCAAATATACTAGACTCAGTACCGCTACCTAAACCCGTTACTTGATGGATAGTAATAACGTCATCGGCGCCAATATTATAAGCTGAAATAAAGTACGGCTCGATATCCACAGTAAAAGTTTGTGAAGTCTGAGACTGTTGCGGAGCCGCAGGCCCGAACAACGTATATTGAGACTCCGCGCTATTAACCTTGTTTGTAGACCCGGCCGCAGCCGAAACATTAGTAACTGTCATATATCACCCAAGATTTTAGCCGATGCAATAGCTATCGCAGATACTTTATCCCACGCTTTAGGATTCTTCGGCGGAGGCGTAATTATAGGATTGTACCAAAATAGTGTACGGAGCCCGAAGCGACCGTTGCCGTTGTTATCATATGACTCGTTTCGATTACCATATGTAACCCAAAACTTATTTTCAGCAGGCACCAGTCTATCGACTTTCCCCGGTCCAAATACAAGATCATGCACACTATCACCGGCTACAACTTCAAAGTTATCCATCTTCATATTACATCCCCGCCGAGTGCGCTAAGGGCTGTGGTGACTTGCTCGTGACGTTCGGCGCGGTCGGGGGCGGTAGGCTTCCTGGCGTCGTAGGCGGTGCGCTGCGCCCGTCTAGGCCCGGCGCTTGGTTCGTGCCGGTCAACAGGGCATTCCCCGATTGGGGGGTCCCGCCGTTCGCGCTCGCCATGAGCGTCGCGATCTGGTTCGGGTTACCCCCCGCCGCGCCGAGCCCGCTCAAGATCGCGTTCATGGGGTCACTGTTCGGCAATATACGATCCACGTCTAAACCACCTTGTTTTAGTATCTCTCTAATCATGTACTGCATACCAGCAGCAGGAATAATCGGAGGCACCTGCGGATTCTGACTAGTCGCATATGGAGTAAGTGTTTGTAGTAGCTCAACCATACGCGCCTGCGAAAGTTCTTTCTGGAGAAGCCCTGTTGCGCCTCGCGCAACCACCTGCGCGTCAGCCTTAATGTCTTGGTCGTCATCATAAAGCATATTCATGTTATAATAGAAAGTAATCTGTGGCTCAATCATATCTCGATCAAGATTTAGAATACTATTCTTAATACCTTTAGCAGCATTAGCCATCATCATGCTAAGACCACCCATCGTACGCCCCGCACCCGCTACTGCCATATTGCCCATCACATAAGGCGGAACGCCACTAAGATCATCTGCTACCTGACTGAACTTATTCCAGACTTCCAAAAGTTGAGGTGTGACAATCGGAATAACCGTAAAACGATACGCCGAATTGCCCTTCCCTGTTGGGTCCGTCTCAGTATGAAAGAGTTTATAAGGAATAACCTCATCGGGTAACTCCCCCTGTGTCAATCTATCTACATCAACTTCACCAATGGGTCCAGAAGAATAGGCCATATTCCTAACAATCGACCGGGCACACGCGTTAATTGTTTTCTGCGTCGGCCGAAGTATATCCGCCAAACCTTCACCCCATAACGACCCCGGCACTTTTACAAATGCCGACGAGAAAATGGGCCGCTTCTGGAGGGGGTAAGGATTAAGCATCGCCTTAATCACTTGATTATTGACGGTCCAAATTTCTACCTCGTATTCTGCTTCTGCATCCTTAACTAGAATGCTGTTTTGCAAAAGCAGCGAACCGGAAATTTTACCGTTATAAATAAGCGTATCGAGCGTCTTTCGATCTAGTGTAGGGGTATATGTATCCTGTAAAAACTTACGCTGAAAATCTGGGCGAAGCTGTTCCTCATAACCTGTATTGCGATACTGCTCTAAAAGCTGGCGGATCGTTTCCTCATTGAATCCATCTAGTCCGATGCACTGATGTAGTTCATCAAATTGAAGTTTACGCCGTTCTATAAAATAACGCCCGTTTTGCGGCGTAGTGCTATCCAGAGCCGGGTAGGCATCAAATGGGCTAATACGGCGTGAACAATAAATGGTATCCGTTCTCTCCTCAACTTTGTTCCCCTTCCATTCTAAACGACGCTTATTCTCAATAATAGGCGAGCGTTCAAAGCAAGCCGGGAAAGTACAAAAGTCCTGAATCAACTCCGCAAACGAGTGTCGCCAATCACCTTCGAGCAATTGATCCTCGATTTTTGTACTCATCTTTTCTACTGCAATCTGCGCTTGGTCCTGCGCAAACTTCAGTGCGGCATCTTTAAGTTGTTTCGCCCGAGCCCTAAGATCATCCGGCACGCCCGCTTGTTGTAGCTCCAGTTCAAGTGCATCAACAACCTGTTCCTTCATCCAATCCGGTAAATTCGGAATAGGCGTCGGACTAAGAACCCAGGGCTTATCAATCGCGCTTAATAGAATATCATTTATCCACGACTCAGCAGCGCGACATTTAAGCGCCGTAATGCCCATATAAACATCAATAGCGCCTATAAGTCCGGCATCTTCCGGGTCATACACATATCTCCGAGTGCGTAGCGCCTGGAGCAACCGTTCCTCTACCCCAGAAATACGACGATAATTTTCAGCCTCAATAAAATTCTGTCGCACATAATGCGCCAAACTATCAGCAATAGGTTCCTGTAAAACCATATTACCAACAGGTGCAGCGAGAGGCGTAGTTTGCCCTGGAAGCGGCGCGGCTCCTACTGCACTAATTGAATTAGAAGCTACCTGTAAACTCATTAGACTGGAATCTCAGCCCATAAAATAGAAGCCATAATACTAACTGCTGTAGTTATAGACTGAATTGAAATCGCGCATCCCGGCGTAACAATAAGTCCGCCAGCCACTTCATCTCGAATAAACGGCGGAAACGCAGTAGACGATGCAACCGTAGCCGCAGGACCGCCGCCAATCGGCCTAACAATTGTAGGCGCCGCAGGTAGGGTTGCAGAACTATCCGCAAAGCAAGCACTCTTTTTACCGGAGCCTAATAAAGCACTTTGCGGGGCTAATGCAATCGTATGGGTGGTTGCAGCACCAATTGGATTAACATTAGCCGCCCAAACAAGAGTCGCTGCTCCGGCAGGTAGGGATGCAATTGCTATCGACGCATCTAAAATAACTGCGTTAACACCCGAACCCGCGGGGTTGGATAAAATCAAACCCGTAGCCGTGGAATTGGGGCCAGTTGAAGTAGCCTGGGCACTAGTGTTAGCGGCCGTAAAAACTAAACCCCGATACACCCACTCATAGTAGCGAGCTTGAAGCTCGCTAACCAGAAGCTCACCATACTCACCAGCGCTAGCAACAATTCCCTGCCCGACGCTTTTGCCAGTCTGATTTTGATTAAGCTGCATTAACATATCTTATGTGCCTTTACTGAGCTGTGCTTATAGTATTAATGGAGTCATCGAGAGCTATAAAAAGCGGGTCAAAATCTCGCTCATCATTACGCTTACCTTCGCAGGCAATAGCAACCATAGCTCTGCGCATTCCTTCAAGAATCAAATTTTGTTGCGTAAGTAAATCACTAATCTGACTCATATCACCAATCTGCACATACCCTAATCCAACACCGGGAGTCCCAAAATACAATACCCCAGTATCCGTAGCAAAATACATCTCGCCCAAAGATAGCGGCATTGCAGACTGTATATTTGCTTGTACACCTCTTAATACCTGTACCGTAACATTACGAGCCACTTAGAATGTCCCGCAGTCTATACTTGTTAAACTCGACCCTGAACCAATCGTAGTAGGTAACTGGGTTTGTGCTAAACTTCCCGAGATATCCGTAAACGCTGGTTGCGCTAAATTCAAACTACCGTCCGCGTTATTCGATGTTGCAAATTGATGCGACACCGCATTCGTAACATTAATACTAGTCTTACCCAGCATCGCAAAATAATTTGTGCCGTCCGATATAATCTGAACGCTATTATTTTGTGCTAGCGTTAATGTTGCACCACCATTAATTGTACTCGTGGTAGGTGTAATAGTAACGACACCGGCACCGCGGTTTATAAACTCGGTACTCCACCCAGCAGGGAACGCGCCTGAACTTGCGGTTGCTTGCGGCAGTGTAACAGCTATCGAAGCCGCGTTAGTAAACGTAACGAGCTTGGCACGATCACTACCCAAAACCGTATACGTAGTGCCGCTTTGAGCGTTGACCGCGACAATATCGGTCGCTACAGGCAGCCACGCATTACCAACACCGATACCCGTTCCTGACCCTGAGTCTACAAATAATTCGTTAGTATCTGTAGTCCATGCTAGAACACCCGCCTTGCCGGTAGAGGCGAGCGCAGCTAGATTAGCTCTAGTACCTCGATATTGCTGGATTAAAACATTCGCTGCCATTAATATGTTCCTACGTCAATATCTGTACCTGAAGCCAACTGGTTAGCTTGAACTATACCGCCAGAAGGAATAACCGAACCGCCAGCCAAAACAAGAATGGGCGTACTGATATTACCCATCGGCCCCGAAATATTTGTATAGTCAAAAATCGCGTTAAAAACTCCACTCAAACTCTGTACTAGTGTAAATGTACCTGTAGCGCTACCCGTAATATTGCCATGAATACTACCACTCTGACCGCCGCTCCCACTTAGTTTTAATTGTTGGGCCGACATTATTCACTCTTAGCAACCACATAAACTCCGCACGCCCCCGCGGTAATACTTTTCACAAATACATACTTAGTACCGCCTTCAAGACACACGGCCGGGAGGGTGGCTTTTAAAACTACTGGCGTACCGTCCAGTGTGGCGACAACCACATTAGCAGACCCGGACACCGCAAACAGACCGACCGTTTCAGTGGTCTGGAGATTATCGGCGGACACTACAATAGAGCCAGCGTCCGTCGCATCAAAAGGTGCCGAAGTTTTAGCTAACGTTATCGGTTGAATCCAAGTAAAAGTTGGTTGCGTCATTGTAAATCCTAAGGCCAATCTGTGTAATATTGAGCAATACGAGAATTAGAAATTACTTTAGTAAACCCGCAAAGCCCTTGCATAGTTCCTTGAAATTCTGCGACATATGAACCATTTAGTTGAGACCCCAGATTAAAGGGGCCACCGGGATCGCCAGAACCATATATCCATAGGGGGCTAGTGAATTGCGGGCCGCCCGGACCATTAAACATTAATACTTGAGAATTAGCTACATCAATTACAAGTACTAAAAGAGTACTTGTATTAGCCAAAACAAAACCTGCTGCGGTAGTCACGGTATGAAACACACTCGCTACAGAAACGAGTAATTCTACACTTCCATCATTATGTATAAACCAAAGTAACCCTTGTTGCGCTGAAGCAGCAATATTGCCTTGGTGCAAAATCGCAGAATACCCCGCACCGTTAGTTAACGGGGTATTAACTGTTACAACTACAGTAAAACTTTGAGTCTGAAATAAGGGCATAACAACTGAAGCTGTAGCCCATATGG